TCCTCTTGAGTCTTGACGCCAGCCCATGAATATGTTTTGCCTTCCGGTCCATGCTGATCGCCGGGGGACTTGTATACCAGTTTAGGTTCAAACATTATTTCTTCTTTGCCTTCTTCTTAGCGGTCCTAGCGGTACTCAGTGCAATGGCAATGGCCTGCTTCTGCGGCCTGCCTGACTTCATCTCGGTCTTAATGTTCTTTGAGATGGTGCCCTTAGAATAACCCTTTTTCAACGGCATATCACGCTCCTAAAAAGAAACGAGGGGCCGAAGCCCCCCGCCATTTTTTACACCTGTCCGAACAACATGATTCCAGACATTTCTGGCTGCTTGTTCACTACACCGAACAACGTGTCGCACCGATACTTGGTGGTCATCGTGTTGATGTCGTAAAACTTTTGCATGACCAGCTCAATGCCGTTATCAGTGGTTCCGCGCATTACCGCAGTGCCTGCGTCAGCGGGTACAGCGTACCGTCCGGGGAGCAGTTCCAAAGCGTCACGCTGCCAAAACGGGTTTGCGTAGGCAGTGGTCGTGTTCAAGAACACAATCGCCGCAGCAGCCGCTGGGGTAACGATACAGTTTTGGTACTGAGCCGAGGCATCAGATACTACTTGGTTTGAGATGATCCCGGGTGAGATCACCATAGTCGTGCCGTTGGTTACCGAGATAACTCGGAACGTCTTGAGCTGACCAGTCGACTGTTTAGTGATGTGATGAACGGCTTCAACACCAGCGATCGTGAACGCGTCACCAGCGGCTACGTTAGTAGTGCTAGAGACAGTTACAGTCTGGTATCGGTTATCGACGTTGGTGGTTCCACCAGTAACAGCTTGCGTTGCAGCAGGAACGAGGTAGTTCGTAGCAGCATTTTGCGTGTCGATAGTGATCGCACCACCGCCAGCAGCAGCAGTGATTCGGTTAGCGTAGTCAAGCTTCAACGTATCGAAGCCAGCTACCATGCCAACACGGCTGCGCTCATAGGCTGAATCAGACTTTTCGTTGCCGAAAGATCGTGAAGCCTTAGACAGATCGTTTGCCATACCGTTGTAGTCACGGCTAGACAAAGCCAAAGTCCGCTCGTAGTCGGGCACACCCTGCTCGTTCATGATCGCGTCAGCTTGTGCAACGTCATCATAGCCCGATGCAGCAGCAGTCCGCTTAACAACCAACGTGCCTTGCAAAGCAGCAGTGTTCATAATTGCTACGTTGATGTCAGAGGCAAGCTTGTTCTTAGCAGCCGCACCGAGTCGGTCTTCTTGCAAGGCATCGCGCAATTCCAGAGCGTTCATTGTGAACGGTACTGCTTTGCTGAAGCCAATGGTAGAAGGCACTGCCAACTGAGTGAAGTTTTTGTAGTCAGCAGCAATATCAGTACCGGGAGCGGCATCGATAGAGGTACTAATGTAAGGCATCGGACGCCAGATAACGTCATTGGTGCGTTCCATCATTACCTGATCGGTGGTGTAAATACCGACGTTTCTGCTTAACACTAAGGCATCGTGGAAACCTTCCAAGATGTTTTCGAACGCTACGCGCTCTTCTTTACTAAAGCTATTAGCCATGATTGGCTCCTTTTAATTTATTTCGCCGCTCGTTTCTGCGCGCGCTTATAGGCCATGACCTTATCCATGTTACCTGTCCGCGCCGCTTCTTCTCGCAGCCGTTCTAGGGTTGAGTCCACAGCTCCGCTCGATGGTGCCGTTGCCGATACCGTTCTTTCGGGCTGTGTTGCAGCCTTGCGATTTCCAATCTTCAAATTACTCTCCAATTTTGCCACCGCAAAGGCAAACTTTACGGGATCGTCTATTGCGGCAAGCTCTTTAGCCTTCTTGGGGTTCTTACCCAAAGCGTAAATCACTAGCGCAGGGTTCTCAGCACCTTGAATTACAACGCCCTGTTGAACTACGTTAAACATCTGCTGCGCGACTTCCTCAGCATCGTCATAGTCCCTGACCTTTAACTTGGTCTTGGCCTCAACGTAACCCTCCAGCTTCGCGTTCCAAGCCTGTTGCTGCTCCTCTTCGGCGCGGCGGACTTGGCTCTGCTGCTCATCGACGAGTTTCTTACGCTCGTACCAGTCAGCCAGCGACTGCTCGTATTTCTCGGTGTCGTAATCTAAAGCTTCAAGATTCGGCTTCGGTCCCAAGTTAACAACTGGATTGGTCTCAGTTGACTGGTTTACCCGGCTCTCTAATTCTCGATTACGTTTCTTCAACTCCCTGTGTTCGCGTCTAAGCTCTCGGACCCATTCGGGTGCGGCTTGCTCTTCTTGAGGCGGCGGTTCCTCACCGTCAATGGATACTACTATTTCGTCAGGCTCTTCTGATTCTGCTTCTGTTTCAGGCTCGCCCTCATCGACTTCATCGATGGCTGCGTCCTCAATCTCAAGCTCCTCTTCAACGTCCTGCTCTTCTTCGTATATCTCCTCGACTTCTGCCATTTTGTTTGATCCCTGTTAACTCACCCAAGTTCTCGGCTGGGCGGTTGCCGTAGACCAATTATCACCCTTGTGCAAATTATTTCAACTTTTTTACATTAAGGGGGTTGTTATCTTACCAGTAAGATGCGATACTCTCTTTGTCGTCGGGGTTCGGCGGCACTTAACCAGCAAGGAGATAAAAATGAACAGCGGATTAACTAGCACAGGCTACATCGACAATTATGACCAGCTTGATTGTTCGGTCAAAAAAAAGTTTGATTACGCGTATGAATCTTTGGTTCATTTTTGCGAAACATCGTCTGAGATTTCAGATAGCTTTTTTGATAAAACTTCTGATGACGAGTATTTCTTTTGTCATCTTCTTCATCAAGGCCCAACCCGTTTAGACGGATCAACAGTTATCGGCGAGGCTACAGTTGTGAAAGAACGTCCTGAAATTGGCGGCAGAGAATCAGCGTTTTTGGAATATTCTTGCGACTTTCGAGGCAAAGTCACAATCATCGATTTTGTCGCTAGATAATATCAACCGGGGCTTCGGCCCCACAATCAGCAAGGAGCCAAAAATGAAAAATTCATCATACGCAGATTGGGCAGAAGAACTCGCAAAGTTAGGCTTTGATTGCTCAAATTTGACTGACGATCAAATGGACGAAATTGGCATGGCACATGAACGCGCAGATTTAGACTGGCATTGGGCAAGCGTGAACGAAAAAGATTGGAGAAAAGGAAGCTTCACGCGAGAATATTACGCCGCTCGCATTGCTGAAGCGAAGGTCGCTGTCGCAGCCTGTGGCGCTGAGACTCTTGATGAGATGGTGTGCCTTTATGTCGGCGGCATTTGGGACGATTTACGACTTGAAAGATAATATCAACCGGGGCTTCCGCCCCACAACCAGCAAGGAGTTATGTTTCTTCTTTGTCGTTTATTGCGGTGCCGGCTAATATTATTCCGCCAGCAATTGAGAATGCCGTACCGGGAAATTTCATCCTAGCGTCAAGCCTTTCGGTTTCACCTTGATAATACTCAATTTTTAGACCTGCTTTTTTTAACGCATCAACGGTGGATTTAGGCGTATCAACTGGAACAATCGCGCCTTTGAAGTCGGAAAAATCAACCGCACGACCCGGCTTGGCTTCAAAATACTCTGTTGGGCCTGATCTTAGGCGAGTTTTGTAATCACTTATTTCCTGCTTAATGTTACTAGGTATGTTTTCAAACCCATACTTTTCGAACGCTCTGTCTAAACCAATGCGATCGGAGTCGTATATCATTTCGCCAACTTCGTCCCGATACCTGAACCCTCCCGCATCGTATTTATAAAATGGCTGCATGATGTCTTGCAAGTCAATCAATGTTGAATCCATCTCAGACTTAAATTCTGAAACGTCCTCTGCTGTAACCAATCGACCTTTTTCTGACCTTATTTCAGGCAAGCTTTTTAATTCTTTTGCAAGGTTAGCTCGCACCATGCCAACGCCAGTGCCAAGAACTGACTCTTGACCAGCGCCTCGTTTTCGCTTCATGAATTTGGTTACTTCATCAGCAGTGTACGGTTTCAGTTTAGCGGCAGTGGTGTAATAGTCTCGGTCTGGATTGGATACGAATAATTCGTCACGATCAAAGTATTGATTAATTTTTTTATTTGCCCAATCTTTTCGTTCTTGACCAAATTCTCTAACCATTTCTGATATTTTGCGACCATCAGCCGCAGTGTTGGTCCCATACTGTCGCAATGGTATATCTGTAATTCCTTTCTCTTGTAAAAATGCAATGTCAGTCACTACATTGTTTTCAAAAAATCGTTCAATGGTGCTGTACTTGTCAGAACTTATGCCTTTTTTGGTTTCAAGATCGGCAAGTAAATATTTAGCTTCGTCTAAATAACCATCGTACTTTCTGGCTATATCGCCAAATTCTTCATTAAGCTTTTTGTATGCGCCCTTTTTAGCCTGCCTAACGGGAGACGGTGCTCTGACTGTGTAAGCGTCCGCATCGTAAACCACGTTAGATCTGCTTGTTTTGGGGTCAAACTTGGCTGGATCTCCTACCAAAGTGATGTCACCAAACCCTTCAAACGGTATGTCTTGCCGAGTCACAGCTAAAGATGGCATTGGCATACCGCCCATTGCTTGCTGTCTGGCTATTTTCCCCGGTGAAGTGTTGTGCAAAAACTGCAAATCCGCAGAATCAATTGGTTGAGCGGTCTCAGCAATGCCAGAATTTGCAACTTTAGAAGCTTTTGACAACGCCCTCGGTGCTTTCAAAACCGAGCCAGCGGCTACGCCTAACGGTCCCGCCGCATACAGCGCATCACCAACACCGCCTAAGCCTTGCAGGAATGCGTCGAGGTATTCACCTTCAGATATGTTTTCGCCAAAGCTTGGGTAAGCTTCTGCTGAGAAAGCCTCAGTGATCCCGGCCTCTGGCCCCGGAGTCATTGGCAGCTCACCAGCCATATCTGCAATGCCAGCACCGGGCTGCATTGAAGCGCCAAAGTTTACGAACTGCGCTGGCGTGAACGGATCTTGACGCCTGATCGGACCCCGAGGCGTCATCATGTAGTCCTCGGTCTCTTTGTTAAGAATCGTCTGGCCTAGAATCTGCTCTGATAGCTCGCGCATTGAAGCCATTGTTAGGTTTCCTCTTGGTAACTTTGCGAGGTGTCTTCGCCGGTAATCCTAGCAAGCATAGCAGCCGCTGCTGGTATCGCTATGCCGTACTTCTTGGCAATGGTGATCAGTCGGTCATCGAATATGACGTAGTTCATAGAACGCTTGTCAGGGGTCTTGTGCCGGGTGAATGCGTCAGCGTATCGAATGCCCTTGATGCCTTTTTCTTGTAGGTTCTGTGCAGCAGTAATCGCTCCGGTGGGGTCTGACATTGGGTCAGACAATGCTTGTTCGTATTTTTGATAGGCCACAGAACCAGTTGGGCCAGTGTGCATTAATACAGGTTTATTAGCCGCGCTTAACGCTTCTTCAATCGTTGCCGCCGCTGGGAATTGGCCAACGGAGTATTTGTAACTAGGATTTGAGGATCCTGTTTCTGTTACGTCTTTGGCGGTAAAGTTAGGCTTCGGCGGTGGATCAAAGTTAAACGCTTGCTTCACTAGCGCGCTTTGTTCTGCCATTGGCTTATCCCAGTCAAGCAGCTCATCAGGCTCTACGTCGATGTTGACTTCGTACATGCTGCCCTTATCCACCGATGGAGGCTTGAATCCTAACCTTTCGGATTTTTCAATTGCCTTAATTACAGCTCTCATTTCACTCGCGTCTTGACCGTCAGATTCCAACAATCTAGCTGTTCGCCTAGCGTCCTTTAGCGTTTCAGATAAATCACCATCGTTGTTGACGTATTGACGAGAAAATTGGTAAAGACTGTCAGAAGTTACCCCCTCATCGCTCAGGTCTAATCCTGAATCCTCCATAGATTTAATAAAATCTCGCTCTGCTTGAGCAAAACTGTTTCTTGCAGAAAGCTGGTTTTTATACCCCCTAGCAACATCCTCAGACTCAGCAAAATACAATCCGCGACCATAAGCCTGTGCGCCTTCGCCAGTGCCTATCTTGCTTACATCAAACATCCCTAGATCAGAAGGCTCTCCAACCGGCTCGTACAGGCTAGTGTCGCTAACAATTTTCATGTGGACAGGGTTGTCCAACTCTACAACATAATTCTTTCCGGTTTCCTTGTTGATGTAGCGTTGGGCGCGAGGCATGTTATGCGGTGATCCGTGGTAAGCCTTGATCCCTTGCCTGACCTGAGACGCAGCAGGCAGGAACGGTAGCGCACCGGCAGCAGTCAAAAGGTAATTAGGTATGTTTCTGGACTCAGGGTCGCGCATGTACATATCAACGTCAGCCGCTAGGCCAGTGACATCACCAACCCCGGGCACCAGCATCGTTGACATTGCAGCGGCGTCTAACGGTGAAATTTCACCCTCACCGTATCCAATCGGTAAATCAGGATCCTGACCGTACACGTTGGTCGGCTGGAGGACTGGGCCAGAACCAGCCCGGCTCAGTAAATCCATCGCCAGTTCGCGCATCGAGGCCATCAGCGCATGTCTCGGATCATGTCTTGCAGCAGCCGGGCGCTTCTGACGGACTTCTCTTCGGTCTCGTTCTCAACCCGGACGTTGGACTGCTCAATACCGGCTAGGGTTTCCATCGTTCGCGCCTGCTCAAGCTCAGTGCTTGCGCCGGTTTCTAGGACTCTGGCCTGCTGCAACTCAGCATCTGCGATAGTCTTGACAACATCCGCCCGGGCCTTAGCCGCCTTAGCCGTGGCCTCTTCAGCCGCAGCCTGCAAGAACACCGCGTTTGGATCTGGCTGCTGATTCTGCATCGCCGCCATCATTTCTTCTGCCTCGGCCTCTGTGGGCTGCACAACGCCCATTCTGATCAGCTTCTGACGGAAGAAATCCCGAACCTCACTGATACCTTCACCCTCCATATTCATCATCGCCATCGAGCCTAAGACACTTTGCATCTCAGGGTCGCCAGTGATCTGCATCATCCCGGTCAAGGCCCTAACAGTCGCGCTGCGCTTGCTGCTTGATGACGGGCCAACGTCTACGTCAACGTCAAAGCTTGCCTTGGTGAGATCGTTCTCGGTGATCACCTCGCCAATTTCGCTGATCGCTGGCGTCATCAGGGTGATCGAGTCAACCGTCTCAGTCACATCTATGACCTTCATCCTGCGCTCTTCTTCGACGTACAATTCTTTTGCCATACTCAACCAAACTTGACCACAGCGCCGCATGGCCTTGGAAAAGTTGGACATATAAATAAACGTCTGCATGTCTAAACGCGTCTGGATCAGCTCTACGGCCTTACCACTAAGGTTTGACGCCATCTCGTCGCCCTGATTCTGGTTGCCCATTATCTCAAGCATGTCCTGCTCGGTAACTTGCAAAAGCGCAGCCAGTGTCGGCGGAATAGCGGGTGGCTTCGTGTATCCAACGGGACCGGCAATCGCCTGCTGACCATTGGCGTCAGTGATTGGGTTTACCAAAAGGTAAGGGTAGTCAACCAAGTTGTCCTCTGACCACATCACCTGATGACCGGCGACCTGCTCGGGTAATAGGATTGGTTTTTCAACGCTTGACAGGGCTGAGATCTCTGCGAGCTTGGATAACTGCATGTTCTTCAGCCGCTGCGCGTCCTTGGCTAAACGAACGTGGCCCATGCACCGCTCGACGTTGTCGATGTACCACCGCTTGCCAAAGGTCGGGATGATTGGGATGCACTTACCAGCAATGTAGCCGCAGTCCTCAAGGATCTTCGCGCCAGACATAACGTACTTGTGAACTTTTTTCTTCTTGACCCGCTTCTGTCGAATCTCGCGGGTTCCAACTGCCGCGAGCATTTCTTCTAGCTGCTCATCTTCTTTGAAATCGTAGGTGGTGTACCGTTCCTCGGATCCGTCCAAGGTTTCAAAGATTCTGACCGTCTCGCTGATCGTCTCGACCGCGTAATACTCGGCAACGTAAACAACGTCAGGGGTCAGCCAGTCGAACTCTGATTGATGAACCGTCTTAGGCCAGCTTGCCGGGTCATCACCATAGGTCTCAATGTATGATTCATACGTCATCGCGCTGATCACGAAACACTCTTTGGCATCGGCCTTGTCCTGACGCTTGGCGTTCAGGTCAAAGAATACTGAGGTGTCGGCATCGTATATCGGCTCCATTCTGATTCTTTGCCGGTCGTCTTCGTCGTTCTCTTCGTCCTCGTAGCAGGCTCTCAACCTCCACGCACCAAAGCCACCACCGACTGCCTCCTCGAAAGCATTGTCGTATGCTTCGTTAGCGGTTGAGTCCTTCTCATCCGCCCGGTACAGGCCATCACAGACCTCAGCCAACTTATCATTCGGCTGACCGTCCTTGCTTGTGAAGTCAACGGTGACCCGGTTGTTGCGGTACTCGTTGATGATCCGAATGACACTCAACGCAATCTTGTTGACCTCAAGCTTAGGCTTGTTTTCAAACTGGCTGCTCAATGGGCCTTCCCACTGGGCACCGTTGATGCTGTAAAATCTACGGTCCTGCAAGCACTGCAAACGCTCGTCACGCAGCGCGGACTGGATGGTGTTAAAAGATTTTAGTGCGTCAGCGTGTACGTTGGATAGCCGCTGATCGGTTGTCATTCGAGCCATGATAAGTCCTCGGTTGTCAAGACCATTATCTACCAGCGATTAGCGGTTGGCAATGGCACAAAATCTTGGGCTGGCGTGACCGGATTGGCTCGCCTAATGCCCTCGCAAGCGTATCTTAGCGCATCGATCACATGATTCTTCTTGTCCTCAAGAATCGGCAGCACTTGATTGGTTGATGGATCTGTCTTGTAGCTGTACAGCATCAACTCGTCAATCGTGTGCGTACAGCGCGGGTGAACAATGATGTCGTAGCTCTTCAGCCACTCGATGCCCTCTTCGACGCTCTTCGGCCCCTTGATCGCGCCCATGATCTTAGGAAACCCGTTTCTACGCATGTGGCTAATCGTCTCAGGTCGCGCAGAGTCAGCGACAATGGGCCACTTCTCGGATTCAGGGATCTGCATGAACAGGTCAGGCGTGTCAGTAATCTCGCAACCCACCATGTACGCCTCAAAATCGACGTAGAGCTTTCTGCCCTCGATATGGCACCGCACCAATACGGTTGGGTCAACCGCGAAGCCCCAGTCTGCACCAAGCCTGTGGATCGCATCAGGTGGTGCATCAAACTCCTCAATGCACCAATTCCTGAACACCCGGCTCTGGCTGTTTTGCAGGTAGGCACCCCGCCAAACGTGCTGGAATTTGTCAGGATCCCGGCGCTTGTCGTACTCCATCTCATCGGAAAGTACGTCAGGGAACCAAGGATTCTGCTGGTAGTTCACCTCGATCACGGTGGACTGAGGCGGTGGATTGTCACCACGCAGCAGCCAGTTGACCGGGTCCGTTTCGTTTCTGGGGTTCCAAGTGAACCAGAGTTCTGACCCGGGCTTTCGTATCGTCGGTCTCAGCAGATCTAGGGACTGCTGACTGAGGCTTTGCGCTTCTTCGACCCAAGCACGATCATAGCCCTCAAGTGATTTTATTGAGTCTGCGGTGTGATTTTGCATACCTTGGAAGATAATTCGCCCGTTTCCGCGCCGTGACTTAATGACCGCGTCTTGAACCTCAAAGAACTCACCCGCGTTCAGCTCCTCGATCTTTAGCTCAAGCAGCCGCTTGACGGATTGGTTCAGGGACTTTTGAATCTCACGAACGCAAACCGAACTCTGATTCGGGTTCATGATGTGCTCTTCGATCAGCATCTCAGCGAACATGTGCGACTTGCCTGAGCCTCGACCACCGAAAGCAGCCTTATACCGGCAGGGTTCAAACAGGGGCAAAGCCCACTCAGGCGTCTGGATTTCCAGCGTTTTATTTTTTAACGATGACACGCTCAATCCTCTGGATTGAAACTGGAGCTTGTTCGTCACCAGATAACTCAAGCTTGTCGCCGTACTTCTTGGGTGCCATTTTGGATAATAACCACTTACGGGTATCAACCCGTAGCCGCTGCTTCTGGACCATTGCCGAGTCAACCTTGCCCTCGCCGGTCGGGATTAGATCCTCATCGGCAATTGTCATGATGTCATCAGCGATTTTATCGATCATATCGGATCGTGCGCGCGCGTATTGTCCGGATAATCCTTGATCTTTATCAACCC